AAGTTCTAGCAGCTTAGCTTCTGTCATTGCGTCAGTAGCGTTTGCACCAGCATCGACAGTCGTGGAGATTTGTGTCGTTGCACTATCCATCTCACGAGCTGTTGTAGCATCGCCAGCGACCTTAGCGTTAGCTTGCCCAACATAGGCAAATTCTAGGTCTCTTTTTATGCTTTTTAAGGCCTTAGCTAGCTGGTAAGCTGACTCTTTAGCTCTCGCATGGAGCGCCACGGAATCGGCTGTAGCTGACACCTCAAATACATCCGTCAGGATTTGTGTATTGTTAGTGCGCATGGTTGTTGGTGTACGCGCTACATTAGTAAATGTGCCACCTTCGAGTTGTTTATTATCCTGCGCATTTGGCAACGCATCTTCTTGCCACTCAAATACACGAGCGTTCACTTTTTCCGATTTAATCATTGAAGTAAAAGGCGTATCGGATGGGCTTAGCATCGTAATAATCGAGCTGACATCTTCTTTTTTACCTACTTGGTCGTAGGTTAGGTATTCATTAGCCATGTTTTATTTTCCTCATTAGCTATGGGTTTAAGCTTCCCATCGCGAAAGGAGAACATCAGCAATATCGTCTAGGTCGTTAGCATTACCTGCTAACATACGAGCCTCTGCATCTTTAACGCGCTTATTCTTTGTTTGCGCAGCAGTTGCTGGGGCTTTGTTAGACTTCAGTACCTTCTTAACAACTCGTTTCTTTTTCGTAGTCGTCACCTTCTTAGCCTGGTCGAAAAGACGGGCTTTGTTGATGATTTTGATTACATCAGGTGAAACGATGTTATTGACTTCTTCAGCAACCAGCCCTTGCCCAATAGCATATGAGCGAATGTCATCGTAAAGCTGGTTATTCCAGTCTGGAATGTCCTGCTCTAGCACTTTGACAGCCTCTTTAGCAGCTTCTTGCATCTGCTCTTGCTGTTGAGTTTGTAGCTGTTTGTAGAAGTCATCAGACTGTTCTTGAACAAACTTCAGGTCGTCATGCGCATCTTGCGCTTCTTTCCTGAGCTGAGCAAAGTCGGCATCATTCATATTCTTGGATGCTAAAAGCATATCAACTTCTGAATAGGGCTTATACCTTGCTTCAGCACGTTCAAGCATCTGAGTAAGAACGGCGTCAGTCTTGCCGATATTGTCTTCTGCTTTCTTTCGCTGGTCAGCGACTTCTTGGCTTTTTCTGGTGAGACTGGCTTCTTGTCCATAAAGACGCTTCAGTTCCTTAATCGATGCCTGTTTGGTAGCTCCATCAATAGAGATTTCGATGAGTGTATCGTCCGTCAGTTCGACTTCTTCGATTTCTTCTTCATCTTCATCACTATCGTCTTCATCTACCTCTTCATCAGGGTCAGTTTCAGCTTCTTCGTCTGTCTGGTCTTCTTCCAGCTCTTCCTGTTCTAAATCGTCTGCCTCTTGATTTAGTTCAGTAGCCTCTTCAGTCGCTTGTTCAGATGGCTCTTCAGCGTCTTCCCAGCGTTTTAATAAGGCGTCTGCAGCTTCATCAACATCCATTGGTTGGGGCTGCGTATTTTCTTGAGTTTCAAGCACGTTTGACATGATGCTTATTATTCTCCGTTGTTGTCACTTAATTCACTTTCACGCTTAGACATGATGCCGTCTCGCACTGCCACACGCTCTTGTAGTGTGTGTACAATCCCGACCAAGGCTCTGTAGTGAAAGTAGGTTTGCTCTCGTTCTGAAGGCTCTCCAGCTTTGCTGTTGCAAAATTGGCTGAAGGTGTCTTCAACTAGGTTATTGATGACGCTGTTGAATGTTTCGTTTTTCAACAGCGCATCAGCCTCGTCCCCTTGGGAGACGAGGTTATCTTCTGATTGCATTTGCTCTCCTTAGATTATGATTGATTAACCAGTAGGACTGACGATGCCTCGTCTGTCTTCTGTGGTCTTCAGCAGCTCAAGTTCGCCTTCATCAATCTTGACCTTATGCCCGAACTCTTGCTCACGCAGGTCTTGCTGGTCTGATTGTAATGCGAATTGTGACTGTGATTTTGCTGCATCCAGCTCAATCTTGGCAGACGCCATTTGTGCATCTGTCTGAGCTTTCATTTCAGCAACCGCTGTCTGACGCTCTTGAAGTTCCATTTGCTTCATCGCCATCTGCTGCTGCATCTCTTGTGCAGGGTCAGGCTGTGGTGGTGGCAACTGGTCAGGTCTCATCAAGTATTCATCCACATTTAGGATGCCTTGTTGTTCGAGAACCTTCTTCATCATGTTGTATTTCTGCTCTGTGCCATATAGCGGCTGCAGCGCAGGGTCTTGCGTCATTAGACTGTGTAGCGCGAGATACTTCTGTGCTTCACGCTCCTGGTCATTGTAACCAAGCGTCAGCTCTACAGAGACATCTCGTTTTTCCTTCCAGCTTTGTGGGTTGATTTGAACAAACCCGCCAGCGATATCTACGACCTTTTCATACTGCTCATTTTCAACAATAAGCCTGTATATTTCGTGATAAAGTGGTTTGACAAACTGGTTAGCAAAATTACGAGCTATGATTTTCATGCGCTGCTGCGACATCGTCACTAGCTGCTCTACCATTGCGCTGCTGTTTTGCTTGGAAATAGCGTCTTTGTTAAGTCCAGTGCTGAGAGATGAAATAGAAGATGTATCTTCTTTGTCTTCATCAAGCAGATTGATTGTCTGGAATATGAATGGGTTTAAGGGTGCTTGAGGCATCGGTGTGATGGCATCAGGGCGAGTGACGTTAATCAGACCGCCTTGCCTATTAGATATTAGCTCCCTTGGGTTCGTAAGCGAACCTTTTGTCACCATATATCGAGGATTATTGGTGATGACTGCATGGTCTAAAATAGAGCGTGTCAGAACTGTCTTAGAGTTCTGCGCGTCCATCAGCTTTGCAGCAAAGTTAGCACCATAGAATGAGTGTGGTGTTGGTAGTGGCGTGAATGTAATAAATGGACGCCTATCCACCTTCTCCATCTCAAGTATCTGATTACCAGCTTTAACAACTTTATAAAGGCTAGCTGTACCAGTGGCGTCAGGGTCGAGGTTGATATACGCCTCATAGACCATGATTGTGCGCACCTGGTCGATGTAACCGTGGGCGTGGTTTTTTCTGTCACCGCCTATCTGCTCAAAACGTGCCAGTATTTCTGAATCTGTTTCTAGCTCTACGTCTTCATGGTCTGTACCAATCTTCTCAATCTTCTTCTCGTCATACCCCATCAGGCGCAGCTCAGAGATAGATTTGCGAGTTCTATGCGCACAGAAGTCTACATCTAAGGACGCAGCCTGGCTTTCGATAAGAAACTCTTCAGAAGGAATAGGCTCAATGCAGACCTGAGATGTATCAATAGAACGCTCAATAGTACCGCTGATTAGACCAATATCGTTAGTTTCACTATCTATTAGCTAGATGTCGTCTTCTGCTAACAAAAGGTCTAGTTCGTCATCAGTGAGGTTCTGAAACTCTTCTTCTTGGCCCTCTGTGCGTTGCTCCCAAAATACCTTCACGACACCAACACGCGCCATGAGGCCAGACATTATGGTTTGTTGGAATATATCGAAACCGTCTGATTGTCTGAAAAGCACCCAGTTTGTGTAAGCAGTACAGATTTCACTGGTCTCAATATCGTCTGGCCCTTGTGGGGCAAATCGTACAATTTTGTTACCAGCCCCAAAGGTCTCAAGCAGTGAAGCAGTCATAGACTGCACACCAGCCCATACATCCTGGCTTACATACTTTGAGTTACCCTCATGCTGTGGCTTTGGAAGCTCAGCGTTATAGTATTCTGTTACCTTCTGGCGTTCTTTGGATAACTCACTGTCGTAATATCCTACGGCTGATTTAATGTTCAGCTCTAGAGCCTTCAGGACATCGCCATCGTCCATAGGCTTATAGTCTTTTAGTTTTGCCATTATATCATTTCCGTAAAGAGTTCTGCGGGAGTTTCTACTGGTGTCCACGCTCCCTCATGAACGTAGTTAGCCAGGGCAAGGCTCATAACTGTATCGTCATGACAGCCCTGCTCAGCTTCCATCGAACCTGTTTCGGTGACGATGTAAGTCAGCATTTCTCTGATTGTTAATTTGTCGTTGAGTTCCAGCTCACCCTCACGCATTGAAGCTCGTAGCTGGTCTATCACTAGTGGTTTGGTTTTTGAGGTAGTTGTAAAACCAAGCTTCACAGTTTCCTTATCAGTAATCTTATCGTGGACAATTTCAGTGTACATAGAAGGGTAAGCCATGTCCTTGCCCAGTCTCGTAACTGTAAGGATGCCGTGACTGTTATTTTCACAGCAGATAAGAGCTTCGTTATAGTAAGTTCCAAGATGGAATAGCACTTGCGCAAAATAGTCTGGATGCACCTGACCACGCCAAGTAGCCACTTGTCGCTTTTTGCTATCCAGCACTTGCGCAACCGACCAGTCCCCATTTCGGACACCCATCGCAACGTCTGCACCAACCACATATTGTTCTCCAATGTCGTGTTTTCTGTATGTTTGTAATTCGCCCCTGAGATTGTGAACCCACTCGTCTGTTTCCAAAGCCATCTTCTCTTGGATGTCTCTAGTCTCACCAAGCACCTTCTGGAGCTGCTCAGGGTTGAAGACAGGGCGACCTGTTGTAAGAAACGCTTCGTCTGGTTCTGCAGGGTATTCTTGTCTGAATAGGTCGAGGCCGTTCTGCGCTATCTTGCGCCTACGAAACATGAGCTGTTCATCATCTAGGCTGTATTTGTCAGCCAGTTCGATTTCATCAGGTGTACGCTCAAATTTCTCTGGTACTTCTTCCCTGTAATCGGGGTCTGTGAACCAGGGAATGAATACAGGCACATAACCGTTAGTGCCTTCTACCGCACCTTTCCACAGGTCATAAAATACGCCTGATACACCATTAGCCGTACTCTCAATAAATACAGATGTACGCTTAGTATTCGGAACTGCCTGGGCAAGTCCGTTCCAGATGTCTTGAGCTGTAGATTTAGGCCAGAAAGCTAGTTCTGACGCATGAACGTGAGTAAGCGTTTCACCACGCCCCACGCTGTCACCACCCGCTGTCGCAACGACATAAGAGCTATCGAGAACGTCAAAAGACAGCTCTCGTCTTGATGAGTATTTCGTCCGTGGCCTAAGTATTTCGGGACAGTTTTCATGATATCTCTTCGTCATATCAAACAGCGCACGAGTGCTATCGCTATGGTGTGTTACAACCATTGCTTTTCGGGCTGTGTTTTGTGAAACGGAATAATAGAGGTAGCCACCAACATATGTGCTTAGCCCCTGCTGCCTGGCTTTCAGAATAATCACTCTGACTTTGCCTTCAGCCTTCAGCTGCTTATCGACTGCGTCCTGCAGGATTTGCTGAGCTGGGTTTAGCTTGAAGTTGGTAACATTGCCTTCCTTGGTTCTAATCTTGAGAGCCGATTTCGAGTAAAAAGGAAAGTCTGTAAGCAGTCGCTTTCGGACAGCTTTAAGCTTCTTGTCCATCATCCTCGACTAGGCTAGCTAGGAAATCTTCAGCCTTGCTAATAGATAGCTCGTTCTTAGCTGCTGGTTTTTGTTTGCAGAAGTCCAACACAAGTCTAGCCGCAGCGATACGCTCTCTATTCTCGCCAGGGACTTTCATCACTTCGACTGCAGTTTCTAGTGCGGTCTTTGCGTAGTCGTCTTCGATATTAAATTCTTTAGCCATAATACTTACAATCTCTCTAGCTTGACGCTTTGCGTCTGCCCTGATGGGTTCTATTTGTTTCTTGGTGTAGCCATCAGGAACGCCCACTGGTCTACCTGCATTTTTGCGAGGTTTTGTTGACCAGTAACGCCTTAACGCTCTGCCCTCTTCTGTTTTCATTAGAGAGCTGAAATAGTTATTTTTTGGTGCTTTTTGTGGGTGCTTTCCCTGCCCTATTTTGCTTGGGCTTTTCGCTCTTGGCTTTTTCGGGGGGTTGTAGCCCATAAAGCTTCTCCTGGATTATCTTGGTAACGATTGCTTTTGTCTGTTTGCTGTAAACGCAGAACTGGTCAGGGGGTAAGCCGTTAAGCATCTCCCCTAAAACCAGTGTCTTTTGTTCGTTGTTAAGCGTATGTGACGCAGCAACACGCTCGACACTCGTGAGAAGCCCCACGAGGTCATGTGCTGATGTTTGCATCAGTTCTCTCCTTGATGTGTGTATTTGTTAGGCTGCTGAGCTGAGTGAGCCTGAGCCAAGTGACAAGATGCCTTTTTCTTCGTCATCTTCTGCACCTAGCATTGATTGCATGATGCTCATTACAGTACCTGTTCCAGCCAAAGCTGCAGCTGTGTGGAAAGTAATAAATTTAGAAATGTCGCTATTATTTACGATATCTCTTATTTCCGCTGCTAACTCTGGGTACATTTTCTTCATGTAAACAGGGTTTTTCATGTAACTTGCCAAAGCATCAGCTGATAACTCAGGGGCTTTGTATAGGTAATCGATTTGGTCTT